TGCCGCTGATATGGGGCGCGATATGGGACACGCCGTTCCTGGAGCTGGATCGCGCCGACCTGGAAAACGAGGTCGAGCGGTACAAGGAACGCCGGCGAGCCCGCGGGAAAAAGGCGTTTATTGACGCGCCGCACTTTCAAACAATCACGTAGGGGAACCGCTTGGTACTTCGCAAAATGAAAATCGAAATAGCCGCCGCAGTCCTGGCGCTGATTCTGCTGGCTTTTGTCACCGCATCGCACGCCAGTGACGACGACGACTACGGCGGCACGACCACGATCGACGTCGCCAACACGAACAGCAACACCAGCAACGCGAGCAACGAGCTGCTGAACAACATCGGCGGCAATTCGACGCGCAGCCTGGCGCTCGCCGGCGGCAACCTGGGCGACGTCGACATCGACAACGGCGCGTGCCTGGGCTCGACGCAGTACAGTGTTTTCGTGCTGTTCGCGCGGCAGTCCCTGCAGCGTGATTTGCTTTGCGTCGCGGACAATTACGACCGCAAGGGCGCGCACGACCTGGCTGCCCAGCTGCGCTGCAAAGTGAAGGAAATCGCCGCGCTGGACTACGGATCCCTGGGCCTGACTTGCGTCCAGGCCAACCGCTTCGAGCAGGAACCGGAGCCGGCCAGCGTACCGCCGCCGCTGCTGACCCTTGTCCCACCGGACATTGACGAACATCACCAGGACGACGACGACCTGATTCACGAAACCGCCGGACAGCTTGCCGAGCTGAAAGCCGGGCTCGAGCGCGAACGAACGGCGCGCCAGGCGTATGCCAGAAAAGCGCAGCAACAGGCCCAGGCCGACGCGGACTACAGCCGCCAGGTCCTCGAACAGCTGAAAACGATCGACCAGGAGGGCAACCAGTGAACCCGGATAAAATCAAGGCGTGGGCCGGCGCTCTAATTGCGATAGGCGGCGTCTGCGCGCTGTCGTTTTGGGGCGTGCCGTATTACATCGGCACCCAGGTGCGCATGCACGTGACCGACGAGCTGAAGCAGCAGGCCGTCACCGAGGCCGTCGACGCCGTCGAGGACCTGGCCACAACAAACAGGGCAACGCTGAACGCAATCAACGAGCAGCTGGGCCGCATGGAAGCGGCGCAAATCAGGCGCGACGAACTGTTCGCCGCTTATCTCGAACGCCAGGCAGCGAGGGCCGGACAATGACCGAGACGACTTTCCTCGAAACCTACGGCACCGCGGTCGAGGCGTTCCTGGCCTTGTCCGGGCTGGCGCTTCACATGGTCATGAAGTGGGCCGAGTATCGCCAGGAGGTCGCAAAAGTCGGCCTGAAAGCGTTCGCCCTGGAGGAGTTTCCGGCGCAGACCGCGGTCGCAGTCCTGGGCACCCTGGTCGCGTTCGTCGGCATGTATGCGCTCGACTGGATGAACCCTGGCATGGCGATCGCGTGCGGCTACATGGGCAACAGCGTGGCCGAGAACCTGGCCAACAAGTTCGCGGGCGGCAAGTGAAAAAGGTCCTGACCTGGCTGGCGACCATATTCGGCGCGCTGGCGCTCGCGCTACTCGGCATCCGTGCCCAGGCAGCAAAGCAACGCGCCGACAAAAACCAGGCCAAGGCCGCCGAGCTGCTGAAGTCGAACGTCAAAACCGAAATACAAAAAGGCCAGAAACTCGAAGCCAAAGCCGAGAACGATCGCATCAAGGCCGCGAACGCCGAAACCCGCATGGAGGGCCGTCTGCATGACATCGCAAAAAACGAAAGCCTGGACGCTGTCGCTGATCGTTTTAACTCTCGCCGGCTGCGCAAGCGTACCGACGACGCCGGCACCTGAATGGCGCGTCCCTGACGAGCGGACAGCCGTCACCGACCCGACACCGCTGCCACCGCTTTGCGCAATTCCCTGGCAGCCGGACGACGTCACCTGCTGGCAACAGCTCGACGCGTTCGACATTGTCGCCGAGGGCAACACCGAAATCGCGCAAGCCAACGCCAACGGGCTGCGCAACCAGGAGGGCGCAACCGACGCCTACATTCGCGCCGGCCAGTTCCAGCAACAGCTGACCGAGTTCTACCGCGAGCAGCTGAACGACGAAAAGCGCGCGCACTGGATTGACAACGCGACGCACCGCATAATGATCGCGCTCGGCCTGGTAGCCGTGGCGCTATAGGAGGCAACACCGTGAAAACATTCCTGGCTCAATTCTCGAAACAAGTCGTCGCCGGTGCAGTCGTGCTGCTGGTCGTGTTTTTTGTCTGGCCGTCCTACGTGCTGGTCGCTGCCGGCGGCTTTATCGCTGGAGCTGTGGCGGGTAACTTTTTCCCGGCGCTCGAAGCCAGGGCCGAGGACCTGATCGCCAAGCGGCTGAAAAAGTGAAACGCCGCACCGCGTACTGGCTGATTATTCTCGCCTGCGCCCTGGGCGCCGCCTGGTGCCTGATGATCCTTTGGCCAATGGTCACGCAAGGCGGGCACCCGTAGGAGGCCGCATGGGAAACACTTTTCCAGGCTTTGAAAATGTCGTGACGTCGATCGGCGCTATGCACGCGCGTATTCACCAGGGCCTGCTGTACTCCTCGACAATCGCACGGCCTGCGCTCGCCGCGGCCGGCGTCCTGGACATTTTGGTGGTGACAGGATCGGTGCCGCCGCACCTACGCCACCAACTAGCCGCCGGCGCCACCGGCACCGTGCTGCTGTACGAGGACACGACGGTCTCGGCCAACGGCGTGGCCGAACTGGTGCAAAACAAAAACCGGCTGTCCGGGCGAGTCAACGAGACGACCGTGTTCAGCGGCCCGACTGTGACAGGCGTCGGGACACTACTCGGCAACGGCGTCGTGCCAGGCGGCAAAACTGGCCAGGCGTCCGGCGGTATCCGCGAGGGCTTCGAGGAGTGGATCTTGAAGCCGGCGAGCCTTTACCTGATCCGATTCACGAACAACGACGCGCAAGCGCAGCCGGTCAACGTCGAGCTGGACTGGTACGAACCATTCGGAAAACTGCGATGACAAAAAAAAGCAACCGGCGCATAGCACGCGGCCAGCCTGAACCAGCGGTGCGAAAGGCGAACCCGTACACCGTCGTGGCTCCTGGTCGCATCCGGGGCCCGCTACCAGTTCCAAAACCAACGGCCAACGCCGTCAACCTGGCGATTTATGGGCCCGCGTACCCGAGGCGCTGAACGTGGTCCGACGGACTGGTACGTCGCAGCGCGCGGCCATGACTTCGAGATTCGGTGGCGAGACTGCATCCGCAAAGCCAACGCCGAAGCCGAGAAAATACGCCAACAAACCGGAGTGGGTCGACGGCCACAAGTTCGACAGCCAGGCCGAGGCTGACGAGTACCGCGAACTCCTGACCCTGGAGCGCGCCGGCGTGATCCGAAAGCTGGAGCTGCAGCCGAAGTTCCTGTTCGAGATAAACGGCCGGCCGGTCAAAATCCGCAGCGAGAAAATGCCCAACGGCCGCCAGGCGTCATACCGGGCCGACTTTCGGTACTACGACACAACGACCGCCGAAGTCGTCGTCGTCGACGTCAAGGGCATGGACACCAGCGAAAGCCGGCTACGTCGTGCGCTGGTCGAGGCGCAGTTCGGTGTCAAAGTCGTGCTAAAAAGGCGCAGAACGAGACGAAACCGAACCAAAAGCGCGCGGAAATAGACAGAACCGACCGCTTCGGTGTAAGTTCAGGCGCACCAACGCGACAATTTGCCCGCGTTATTCCGTGAGGGAACGAGCCGTGACGGCGAAAAACAACGAACAACAGGCCAACCTGGTCGACCTGCGACCGACTCCGAACAACCCGCGAACGCATAGCGACGAGCAGATCGCGCGCATTGCCGACAGCATTCAGCGTTTTGGCTGGACCAATCCCATGCTATTGGCCAGGCATCCAGACGAGCCCGACGCCTGGCAGATACTTGCCGGCCACGGTCGCATGGCTGCCGCGATTAAACTCGGCATCGAGGCCGTGCCGTATCGCGACCTAACGCACCTGAGCGAAGGCGATCGGCTGGCCTACGTGATCGCCGACAACAAGCTGGCCGAGGACGCCGGCTGGCACGACGACAGCCTGGCGCTGATATTCGAGGAGCTGAACGCTGCCGGCGTACCGCTGGAGACGACCGGCTTCGACATCGAGGCCGCCAACGAAATCATGAAGGCGGCCAGGAAACACGTCGGCGACTCTGACGGCCACGGTGGCCAGGACGGCGAGGACGACTTCGGCGAGGTCGCCGACAAACCGATCTGCCGGCCCGGCGATTTGTGGCACCTCGGCCCGCACCGGCTTTTCATAGGCGACAGCATGAAACCCGGAGACCTGGACACGCTCGCCGCCGACGACCAGGTTCACCTGATCGCGACCGACCCGCCGTATGCAATCTACGGCAGCTCGACCGGCATGGCGTCCGACATATCCGACGACAAAATGGTGCGGCCGTTTTTCGAGCGCGTCGCCGACATCGCAGCCAAGCGGCTGCCGTGGTTCGGTCACGCCTACGTGTTCTGCGACTGGCGCAGCTGGGCAGCGATATGGTCGGCGGTGCAATCGACGCCGAGCCTGGAGCCGAAAAACCTGCTGATATGGGACAAAGGCGGCTCGGGCCTGGGCTCGAACTATTCGATGACCTACGAGATGATGGGCTTTTTCCACAAGCTGCCGAAGCAAAAAGCGATGGGCAACCGGCCAGCCGGCATGAAACTGGTCCACAAGCCGAACATCCTGCGACACCAGCGACCGCACGGAAAGGACCGCGAACACAACGCCGCCAAGCCGGTGGCACTTATGCGCGAGCTGATCGAGAACAGCACCGGACCCGGCGACGTCGTTCTGGATCCGTTCTGTGGCAGCGGCTCGACCCTGATCGCGGCCGACCAGCTCGACCGGATTTGCTTCACCATGGAAATCGAGCCCGGCTGGGCCGATGTCACGCTGAACCGTTTCTGGCGCCTGCGCGAGACTGAGCCCGAGCTGGTGCAATGCAACGACGACGCGCTGGCCGAAGGCGTCGCGACCTACTCGCAAGTCGTCGAAAAGCGGCGCGGCGAATACAGTCGTGGCGCGTAAAAAGACAGCAACAAAGCGCCGGCGCGAGCTGTTCCTGGCCAAGCTGCGCGCGACTGGCAGCGTCACCGCAGCCGCGGACGCCGGCGAGCTGGTGCGGTCGTCCTGGTATCGACTGAAGGAACGCGACGAGGAGTTCGGCGAAGCCTGGGACGACAGCGAGCTGGCCTACCTGGACGGCCTGGAGGCGGTCGCAATTCGGCGCTCGGTCGTCGGCGAAACCGAAAGCCGGCCTTACACCAACTACGACAAGGACGGCAACAAGACGACCAGGTTCCGCGACGTCGTGACGAAATCCGACACGCTCCTGCTGGCCACGCTGAAGGCCAGGCACCCGGCGTACAAGGAAAAGCGCAGCGTAGAGCTGACGAGCCCGGACGGCAGCATGTCACCCAGCACCGCGGTCGCCGACTACTCGAACCTGACCAACGAGGAGCTGCGCACCCTGGTCGAACTGGAGCGCAAAGCGCGTGGCGGCGAAAGCGCCGCGACCTGAAGGCGGGAACCTAACCGACCTGGAATACGCGCTGGCCGAACGGTGCGAGCGGTCTCTGCATGAGTTCACCGTCAACGCCTGGGAACACCTCGACCCGGTAAAGTTTATCGACGGCCGGCACCTGGCGCTTCAGGCCGAGTACCTGGAAGCGTTTATAGCCGGCGAAATTCCGCGGCTTCTAATCAACATCCCGCCGGGTCACATGAAATCGCTGGAGGTCTCGGTACTGCTGAACGCCTGGGCATGGACGCAACCGGAACACGTCGCGAAACGCTTCATGGCTACCAGCTACCGCGGCGACCTGGCGCTGCGTGACGCCGACAAGACCAGGAACCTAATCCGCTCTACCTGGTATCAGCGCCGCTGGGGCCCGCGCGTCGGCGCTATCCGAGAAACGGCCGTCGAGATTCGCAAAGGCGCCGACGTTAAGAGCCGCTTCGAGAACACGCGCGGCGGTTTCCGCTTCAGCACCTCGGTCGCCGGCATCATGGGCGAGGGCGGCGACTTTGTGATCCTGGACGACCCGCACAACGTCGAGGTCGCGGAAAGCGACGACAACCGCGACGAGGTCGTGCGCAGAATCCGCATGGCGCTGCCGACTCGCGTGCGATCCAAAGCGGGCGGCGTTTGCGTAATGATGCAGCGTCTGCACAGCCGCGACTATGCCGGCGCGATGATCGCCGACCAGGCCAACCTGGTGCATTTATGCCTGCCGGCGCGATACGAGAAAAAGCACCCGCACGTCACGGTGCCGATCACACTAAAAAGCGGCCGACACTTGTCCGGCGACTGGCGCCAAAAGGACGGCGAGCTGTTGTGGCCTGAACGCTTCGACGAGCCGCTGCTGGCCATGCTGGAAACCGAGCTGGGCGCGTATGCGAAAGCCGGCCAGCTGCAACAGCGACCAATTCCGCGCGGCGGCGGCATGTATAAGCTGTCCTGGTTCGGTCGCAAGTTCGTCGACCCTGGCGACGTTCCAAAGGGCGGCAAGTCGTGCCGAGGCTGGGATCTGGCCGGCACCGAGGAGGCACCAGGCAAGGCGCCCGACTGGACCGTTGGTTGCAAAGTGACCCGCGCAGGCGGCAAAATCTACGTGGAGGACGTAGTTCGGTTTCGTGGCTCGCCGTTAGAGGTTCGCACAACAATAAAAAACACGGCAGCGATGGACGGAAAGGCTGTGACGATCGACTTTCCGCAGGACCCAGGTCAAGCCGGCAAATCGCAGGCGCAAGACCTGGCTGGGCAGCTGCCACGCTATCGCGTGAAGTTTAGCCCGGAGACTGGCAGCAAAGAGGTGCGACAGGATGCACCGGCGAGCCAGGCTGAAGCGGGCAACGTCTATATCGTTCGCGGTCCCTGGAACCGGCTATTTTTGGAGGAGCTGTGCGTTTTTCCGCGTGGCGACTATGACGACCAGGCCGACGCGTTCGCCAGGGCATACCACCAGGTAGCCGGGGCGAAAGGGAAACCGAAAAGCGGCGGCATATCAGGGGCAGCATAATGGCCACAACGACGCCGAACGACATCGAACAACATCACCCGCAGTACGACTACCGCGCACCCGACTGGACGCTGATCGAGGACGGCTACGAGGGCGAACGCCGCATCAAGCTGCGCGGCGAAGTCTACCTGCCGATGACCAGCGGACAGATCGCGCTCGGCGCAGGTACTGGCGCCAACGGCAAACCGAAGGAAGGCCAGCAGCTCTATGACGCGTACAAAATGCGCGCGAACTATCCGGCAATTTTGAAGGACACGGCGAACGCGCTGGTCGGCATCCTGAACCGCGAGCCGCCGGTGATCGAGCTGCCGACGGCGCTCGAGGAGCTGTTAAAAAAGGCCACCGACCGAGGCGAGCCGCTGGAGGCGTTGCTTCGACGTATCCAGCTGAACCAGCTGCTGTACGGCCGGCATGGCATCCTGATCGACGTCGACGAGTCTCGAAACCTGCCGTACCTGGTTGACTTTGTCGCCAAGCGAATCATCAATTGGGACGACGTCGCCAAGCCGGAAACCGCCGAGCGCAAGCTGCTGATGGTCGTCACCGACGAAACGCGCATGGTGCGGACTGGTTTCCGCTGGGAGGAGCGGAAAAAGTTCCGCGCCATGGAACTCGACGACGCCGGCAACTACTCGGTCACGATCGAGGACGACGGCAGACGTGCGGCGCCGATCGTTCCGAGTATCCAGGGCAAGACGATCGACTTCGTGCCGTTCGTGTTTGCCAACGCTGTCGACCTTGTCGCCGAGGTCGGCGACGTGCCGCTGCTCGGCCTGGCCAACCTGGCGCTGACAATTTACCGCGGCGACGCGGACTACCGTCAGGCGCTGTTCATGCAAGGGCAAGACACGCTGGTGATCATCGGCGAGGACGTCGACCCGACGAACCCCGACGAGCGAATCATCGTCGGCGCCGGCGCTCTCATAAACCTGCCCAGCGAGAACGCCGACGCCAAGTTTATCGGCGCTGACAGCAACGGCCTGCCGGAAATGCGCGAAGCGCAGGCGGCCGACTTCGAGCGGTCCACGAACTACGGCCTGCAAATGATGTCGCAGGGCGCTGGAGCTGAAGCCGCGGAAACGCTGAAAATCCGAGTGGCAGCCAGGACGGCCGACCTGGTGAGCGTGGCGCAGACGTCTGCCGGCGCATTGACCCAGGCGCTGCAAATGGCCGCGACCTGGATCGGCGCAAACCCTGACGAGGTCCGCGTCGAGTCGAACACCGACTTTATCGACGAGGCCATGCCGGCGGCCGAGCTGCTGGGCTACATGAACGCAAAAAGCCGCGGCGCACCGCTGTCGCTGAAGTCAATCCACGCGCTGATGCGCAAGGGCGACGTCACGCAGCTGAGTTTCGAGGAGGAGCAGGAGGAGCTGGACGGCGAGCCGGAACCGGACAACACCAACGGCCTGGGCGAACCTGGCCAGGTCGACGAGAACGGCAACCCGATCGAGCCGGTGCCAGGGCAACAGCCTGGCCAGCAACCGCCAGGGCAACAGCCACCGCCAGGACGGCAGCCGCCTAATCCGCAGGAGTAGGCCATGGCATCGAACGACGCGATCCGTGACGCGCTGGTGCTGCGCCGGCTCCAGGTGATCCGGCTCGGCAACGGGCTGGCCGCCAGGATCCGCGCTATCCTGAACCGCGCCGAGCCTGGGCTGCGGGCTGAACTGAAAGCGCGTCTCGAGAAAATCACCGGCCGCGGCTACGACACCGGACCCAGCACGACGGTCAAACTGCTACGCCTGCGCAACCTGATCACGACTCTGAACAAGCCGGCGTTCGACGACATTCGCAACCTGGTGCGCTCCGAGCTGATCGCGTTCGCCGGCCAGGAGGCCGCAGCGACTGCCGCGCTAATGTCCGAGAACCTGCCGGTGGCGCTGGCGCTCAATATCCCGGACGCCAGGTCGCTGCGCTCGGTCGTGTTCGCCAGGCCAATGCAGACCAGGCTCCTGCGCGACTGGATGGACCAGTTCGAGGCCAACGACCGCGCGCGCTTCATGGACGAAATACGCCAGGGCCTGGTATTCAACGAGACGCCGACGCAAATCAGCCGGCGCATTTTCGGCACGCAGGCGCTCGGAGGCACCGACGGCGTGCGCCAAATCACCAGGCGAGGAGCGCAGACCCTGGCGCAGACCGCCACCGCGTCGGTGTTCAACGGCGTGCTGCAGGAGCTGTACCGGCAAAACAAGCGGATCATACGAAAAGAGCAGTACGTCGCGACCCTGGACAGCCGCACGACACCAGTCTGCCGCAGCCTGGACGGCAATGTTTACGACATCGGCAGCGGCCCGGTGCCGCCGGTCCACATAAACTGCCGCAGCGTTCGCGTGCCGGTCGTCGACGGTCGAAAGCTGGGCGACAGGCCAGCGGACGCCAGCACCGAGGACGCGCTCGCCGGCTTGCGCGGGCCTGCCAGGCGCAGGGCCGTGGAAAAACTGGTCGGCCGCGTGCCAGCTGCGA